TAGATCATGCTGACCGTGAAAGCATCGGCGAAGTTACAGCCTGGCGCGACTGGGACGCGGTGAAACAGTGGAACGAAGACGATTGGAAGAAGGATCGCGAGAGTATAGTGTCACGTCTCCAGGGGATGCGGCTTCGGGCGATCGACGCTGCAATCCGGAAGGGGCAGATCGGATCAGCCCAGCTGCTGATGCGCGATCTTGGCGCAGTGGTTGGGGAAGTTGCGCCAGAGGCTCAAGCTGCAGCGGCGCCAATTCTCCGCGTGGAGATCGACGACAAACGGGCCGGTTGATTTCCGGCCTGTTCTGTGCAACAATACGGGAGCATCCAAGCAAGCCCTGCCATGCTCCGCTTCCTGTCCCGTCCGCTCCCGTTTGCAGTCGCCGTCACGTCGACCGCTCTTGTTCTGTCTCTCTACGCTCTGGATCTGGCGAAACAGAGCGACGGCAGCTACCGATCCTGTCTCGCCAGGCTCAAGTCTGCGGACTATTGCCGTCTGCTGGTGAGCGGTCGCTGAGATTGTGAACAGATGTTAAGTCTGTATCACGGTGAACAGCGGCTGCGCTCTGTCGTCTTTATTGTTAGAGGGTAATCAACCACATCGCCCCACCATGGCAACCACTTTCCACACCTACCCTGATCTCCTGTCCACTGGCGGTCGCCTTGCTGCGAGTCACTACCGTCTAACGACTCCACGCGAGGCAGTCGCCGCAACACTCCGCCAGGATGCAGAAGCGATCATTCTGCAAGCGTACGACGAGATCGGCGGCCGCCTTGTCGGTCTTGCGCCCGGCGGTCTTGCCGCCTGATCCCACCATGGGCCGGCGATCCCGGCCCACCTCTCCCCATCGCATCGCCTCACCAATGGCAACCGCAACCACATGCGCCGCACTGCTGCTGGCGCTGATCCTGCTCCCGCTGCTGGTAATCTGCTGGGCTTCGGAATCTCGGCAACAACGCGCTAGGCGTTGGCGTCGCGCTGGCTGGACGCAACAGCGTATCGCAGATCGACTCGGCTGCAGCCGCTCCACTGTCCGGCGGTTGCTGGCGGCCTAGTACAGCCGCACTACCGAGCCCGGCCGCTGCCGGACTAGTACGGGCGCACTACCGGGGGCATGGTCCGGCGATTGGTGGCGTGTGTCGCTGCTCAGGGAACCTGGAGCTACATTTGAAAATAACTGTTGTGTGTAACAAGGGGGTATAGGTCGCGTTTCTACGCTTTACGTGTGTAGGGTACCCAAAAAATATGCTACCGTAGTGTTTAGGGAACCATACACACTATGAACTACCCGGCTACTGCCGAAGAAGCTGAACGATTGGGACTACCGCTGTTCTACACCGGAAAAGCGTGCGTACATGGGCACGTAGACCTACGGCGCTGGTGCCGATTTACGGTAAAAGGACAAAGTTATCTGGGCAGTAAATGCGAGACGTGCCGTAAAAAGAATCGTGCTGAGCATCGTCACAAAGACGTAGCCGCCCGTCTCCGTAACCGTATCAACAATGTTCTGCGTAGCCGCATCAAAGGTTCGCGCCATCGCTGCACCAAGATCGCAGAGCTGCTGGGATGCTCGATAGAGGAATACATGTACTACATTGAGAGGCACTGGCAGGAAGGCATGGAATGGGCCAACTGGGGAACCTGGCACATAGATCACATAAAACCGTGTAAAGGGTTCGATTTGACCGAGCCAGCAGCCGTACAGGAGTGTTTTCACTACACCAATACCCGTCCAGTGTGGGCAGCACAGAACCGCAATCCCGGAAAGACGCATGAGTGACAACACCATCAGCCTTCGCCACGCCCAAGGCGAGGTATTCAGCTCCCGCAAGCGTTTCCGCGTCCTAGTGGCTGGACGGCGTTTCGGCAAAAGCTACCTTTCCTGCATAGAACTTCTCCGTGGAGCTATAGAAAGACCCGGAGAAACGTTCTTTTACTGTGCTCCCACGTACAGAATGAGCAAGGATATTGTATGGAAATTACTTAAAAAGCTTGTCCCCAAAGCCTGGATCAAATCCAAAAACGAAACCGACCTCAAAATCGAACTCGTCAACGGCTCCACCATCGAACTGAAGGGCACCGAAAACGCCATGGCCCTGCGCGGCCGCAGTTTGGCCGGCGTGGTGCTCGACGAAGCCGCCTTCATGGACTCCGAGGTCTGGTTCGAGGTCATCCGCCCCGCCCTCGCCGACAAACAGGGCTGGGCCCTCTTCATTTCCACCCCGGACGGCACCGCCAGCTGGTTCTACGACCTCTGGTGCTACTGCGAAGAGGGCGACGCGGACTGGCAGCGCTGGCAATTCACCACCATCGAAGGCGATAACGTCCCCGCCGCCGAAATCGAAGCCGCCCGCGCCCAACTCGACGCCCGCACCTTCCGCCAAGAATTCGAGGCCAGCTTCGAAAACCTCTCCGGCCTCGTGGCCATCTCCTTCTCCGACGACAACATCGACAAAATCGTCCAAGACCTCCCGATACTCCCACTGCTCATCGGCTTGGACTTCAATGTCGACTTCATGGCCGGGATCTGCGCCGTCAAAAAAGGCGACGAACTCTGGGTATTTGACGAGATCATCCTCACGGGCGGCGCCACGACCTGGGATTTCTGCGAAGTTGTACAACAGAAGTTCGGAGTCGAACGTCGCATCATCAGTTGCCCAGATCCCACCGGCGGCGCCCGCAAAACCTCCGGCGTGGGTCAAACCGACCACTCCATCCTCCGCAAATCCGGCTTCACCGTCTCCAGCCCCCGAGCCCCTTGGAAAATCCGCGACAAGATCAATGCCGTAAACATGGGTCTACTGGATGCAGCGGGCAACCGCCGCATCCGCATTAGCCCCAAGTGTAAAGAATTGATAAAATCTCTCCGTACCCTCACTTATGCGCCCAACACCGGCCTCCCCAATAAAAATCTTGGCGTAGATCACGCATTCGATGCCCTGGGGTACATGTGTCTGCAAGTATTTAACCTCGCTAAACCTGAAAACATGGGCAAAACTAACTATCGAGTCTGGTAATAATCACTTCTACCGCGCATTTTGCCTCCTCTGCCGTGACAAAAACCGGCGTCGAGTACAACCTTCCGTTGCGTCGTACCTGTCCAATCCACTTAAGTCCGCGTCTATACACATGCTTGTAGGGCGAACGTCTCCTTCTATGCCCTCTTTGATTAGCGATATTCTGTCCCCGTTTAACTGTCCGCAGATTCTTCCACCTATTATCCAAACCATTCCCGTTTATGTGGTCAACCATCAACTCCCCTGGATCTTCTCCCGTCATATACATCCAAATCAACCTATGTGCGTAGTAAGTAACCGTGTGAAACCTGCCCGCGTAGTAATGCTTGGTACTGTTTGACCCAGACGCCACCGATGTTTTTGTACCGAAAAACGTGCCCGGTCGAACACGCGACTGCGGATCCGGCATAAGCCATACCAATTCTCCGTTTTCGGGGTCGTACTCCAAGCATTCCTGCAAAATACCTTGCGGCGGAAGGGGTTTCGGCATGACAAGCACAGATTCACTGTAGATCCTAACACACCTAGACTTATATGTAGCCTCTGACCTGGCCATGGCAGCTAAAAAACCCACCAAGGCCCAGAAAAAAGTCTCAAAAGTGATGCGTGAATACAGCAAAGGCGAACTCCACTCAGGCAGCAAAGAAGGCCCCGTGGTCAAATCCCGCAAACAGGCCATCGCCATCGCCATGTCCGAAGCCGGCATGAAGAAAAAACCCCGCAAAAAAGGTAAGAAGTAAGCCATGGCCACTGGAACCGGCATCGTCTACGACGGCGAACTAACGATCTACCCCAGCCAGAGCCGCACCACGGCAGGCACACTAACTTTTTCCGACGTCACTGCCGGCCACACCTGTTTTCAGGTCGTCGTCACGGATTTTGTCTCCGGCCACATTGACGTCGATTTCTACGCCAGCCTCAACGGCACCGACTTCGGCCTAGTCACCGCCGCCACCAAACACGCTGGAGCCCAGCGCATCAGCGCCAACGGCACCTATCTCTATTTCATCCAGGACAAACCCGTACGCGACTACCGTTTCGAGGTCGTAACCATCACCCAAGCCGGCCCCACAATCACAGTCTCCCTTGGCGCACTCTCATCCAGCTAATGCCCATCCAAACCATCACCGGGGGCTGCATCCACGTCGAAATCGACGCCGAAGACGGCCTCACGCACGCCACCTTCGCCTTCAAAACCCCTTCCCTCCCCGAAACTCTGGGCGGCTTCGTCACAATCCTCGCCCACGGCATCGAAGTGCTGGTCCCAATCAACGACCCCGACGACGAGGAAGACGACGATGACGATTGAATACCGAGGCGAAACCTTCGAGGGCTACAACAAACCCAAGCGCACCCCCAACCACCCCAACAAATCCCACGCAGTCCTCGCCAAAGAGGGCAACGTGGTGCGTCTCATTCGCTTCGGTCAGCAGGGCGTAACTGGCTCACCACCCCAAAAAGGAGAATCAGCAGCAGACAAAGCCAGGCGGGCATCGTTTAAGGCTCGCCATGCGGCCAACATTGCCAAGGGTAAACTCAGCGCCGCGTTCTGGGCAGATCGCAGTAAGTGGAGCTAACTTCCTGAGCTTTAATCCACTGCTTCAATTCCGCGACATACCATCGCAAATCCTGCGCCTTCGCCGCGTGCCACCCACTCCCACTGGAACGGTATAGCTCTTCGTGCCTATCAATCGCATCAAGACACTGCTTGATCAGCGCGTTCCACGGCTCCCGAACCGGCGTATTCCACTCGCGCACGGTAACAAGGCCGCGTTCACTGCCAAAATAGGTACAAAGTAGGAGTCCAGCCGTGGTCTACAGCGCCAACATCCCGCCAACCGGAGCTGTAGTCAGCGAATCCCCATTCGTTCGCAACCTGGACAGCATCGCCATGATGTCCGACTGGGGCGTCATGGCCGCCGTCACCCGTGGCACCAACTACATCCGCGACCTCAGCGAAACCTACCTCCCCCAAGAACCCCGCGAAGACAACGACGCCTACACCACCCGCGTCGATCGGTCCGTACTATCGCCGTACACCAGCCGCCTAATCGAGACCGCCGCTGGCGCCATCCTCCGCAAACCCATCCACGTCGAGGGCGACCCCTACTGGCTGGAGCTAATCCAGAACATCGACGGCCTGGGCTCCAGCATCAACGAATACGCCCGCCGCGCCCTCGTCAGTAGCCTCACCTACGGCCACAGCGCCATCCTGGTTGATTACCCGGCCGCCATGGGCGCCCGCAACCTGGCCGAAGAACGCGCCTTGGGCCGCCGCCCCTACTTCGTCCACGTCGATGCCCCCCAAATCTGGGGCTGGCGCAAAGAGTCTGGCACCAACCGCCTCTTGCAGGTCCGCATCCACGACTACGACGTCCGCCCCCTGAACGAGTTTGGCGAAGAACAGGTCGAGCAGATGCGCGTCATCTACCCCGGCCGCTACGACCTCTACACCCTCGGCCAAGAAGTAGTCGAGTTCACCGAATCCGGCGACTACAGCCTGCCCGAAATCCCCCTGGTCCCGATCTACAGCAACCGCCGGGGCCTCCTGATCTCCCAACCCCCACTACTCGACATCGCCAACCTCAACATCACCCACTACCAGCGCCAAGCCGACCTCATCCACGCCCTCCACATCGCCGCCATGCCCACCCTCGTCCTAGAGGGCTGGGACGACACCACCGGCTCCGCAACGATGGGCGTCAACTACGCCATCGCCATGCAACCCGGCAACAAGGCGTACTACGTCCAAGCCGACGCCACCAGCTTCGACGCCCAAATGGCCGAACTGGAATCCCTCGCCTCACAAATGTCCACGCTTGGCGTCACCAAACTCTTCGGCCAAAAATTTGTGGCCGAATCCGCCGAGGCCAAGCGCATCGACCAAGCCCAATCCAACTCCGTCCTCTCCATCATCAGCCAAGAACTGGAGTCCGCCCTCAACCAAGCCTTTGCCTTCGCGGCCCAATACGTCGGCCTGGAGCCCCCCGAAATCACCATCGACCGTGACTTCGACTACTACCGCCTGATCGGCCAAGACGTAGCCGTCCTGGCACAACTGGCCGACACCGGCAAGATCAGCAACGCCATGCTGCTGGAAGTCCTCCGCCGTGGCGAAATCCTCCCCGACAACATCAACATCGAAGAGGAACTCTTGGACCTACCAGATAACAGCGACCTCGAAGAAGTCGAGCAACCCGAGGCCGAGGAATCCGAAACCGATACAATGAACGAATCGGAGGTCGAGTAGTCCCATGGCCGTCTCCCCTGGCACCTACAACATCCGCCTGCAGCGCCGCGCCGACTACTCCGTAGCGCTCCAGTTCAACGACAGCACTGGAGCAGCAATCAACCTCACCGGCTGGACCGCCTACGCCCAAGCCTGGAACCGCGACCGCACAACAAAATACGCCGACTTCGCCATCACCTACACCAACCGCGCAAGCGGCCAAATCACCATCTCGCTAACAGATAGTCAAACAACGACGTTCCCCAACGAATGCTATTACGACGTCCTACTGGAGAACCCCAGTACGATCCGTGAATACTATCTCGAAGGAACTATCTATGTATCCGAGGGCTATACAGCATGACGTCCGTAAATATAAGTGAGTCTACGAATACTGTAAATGTAACCACAGGGGACAACACAACCGCTGTTGTATCTGTACCTGTAACCACGGTGGTTACAGCCACCGCGACAGGACCGCAAGGTGCCCAAGGTGTAGCGGGACCAGTCGGCCCAGCCTCGGCTTTCTTCATTTACAACCAAGCGACTGCAGCATCCGAGTGGACAATCAACCACAACTTGGGCTTCAAGCCCAGTGTCCAAGCTTTCGATACCGGCAGCCAACAGATCGAGGGCCTGGTCACGCACTTAAGCATCAACACGACAGCTATCGTGTTCGTAGTACCTGTTGCCGGGTTTGCGCGGCTGACCTGACATGAGCAAGAAAATCTTTACCGATTTTGACTTCCAGTCGGTAAGCAAAGTCGTAAACCTGCCGACACCGAGTAGTGCGGGCGACGCGACTTCGAAAAGCTACGTGGATAGCTTGGTTGAGGGCCTCGCTTGGAAGGACGGCTGCCGAGTCGCCACCCAGTCAAATCTCAACCTGGCCAGCCCAGGCGCCACGATCGACGGCATCACGATGACGTCATCGGATCGCGTGCTGGTCCGTTCACAAAGCACCGCCTCCCAGAACGGCATTTACGTCTGGAACGGCGCCGCTGTCGCCATGACGCGGGCACTCGACGCCAGCACCTTCCCCGAGCTGGAGCAGGCCGTCACCACTGTCGAAGAAGGCACAAGCGCTGCCACCAGCTACCGGCAGGATCAGATCAACGGCACGATCGACAGTAGCTCTATTAGCTGGGTCACTTTCGGCACCTCCGCGCCTGCTGCAAGTGAGACGACCGCCGGCATCGCTGAGATTGCCACGCAGGCCGAGGTCAACACCGGCACCGACGATCTGCGGTTCATCACCCCGCTGAAGCTGGCCAGCTGGTCTGGCCGGATCAGGAAGTTCGCGGTCAGCATCGGCGACGGCACGAACACCAGCTACACGGTGACGCACAACCTCAACAGCCTCGATGTGGCCGTGACGGTCTTCCAGAACAGCAACGGCGAGGAAGTGATCACCGATGTGACACACGCCACGGTGAACACGCTGACGGTGGTGTTCGCCTCTGCCCCTGCCTCTAACGCCTACCGCGTCGTGGTTGTTGGCTGATGACCCGTAACCTGCTCACAGGCGCCAACCTATCCGGCCCGCTGGAATTAAACGGCAGCGCCGGCACCAGCGGCCAGGTGCTGCAATCAGCCGGCGCCGGCGCACTCCCGACCTGGGCATCCGCTCCAGCTGCTGGCGCGGGCGGCAGCACGGGTCAGGTGC